CTCTGATAATTCCCATATATGTGCTGCGGCTTTCTCTGCTGCGGCTTTCTCTGCTGCGGCTTTCTCTGCTGCGGCTTTCTCTGCTGCGGCTTTCTCGGATAGCAGTAGGCCTCCGCCGAAAATCGTTTTCCCCATCGGCCGCTGGCTGTCCAGCTTCGCAATCTGTGTGCAGTCCTCGCGTTTAACCGCAAACTCTACACCGTAGTGCGCATATTTCTGCAGCATGGCTGCCGTCAGCACATGGTCCGGATATGTATATTTCGGCAACTCCTGTTTCGTCTGCGACTTTATCTGCCGCATCGCTCGCTCGATTGCCCTTCCGAGTAATGGGGCGGTCTGCGCGATGTTTCCTCCGAAACTTGTTACAAACGCCGTGTGAACGACTGCGCCGTTTTCATACGTGATATCTGCATCGCAAATGATGTGGTTCATCCTCAGAACAACTGATTTGCCGGAGAACGCCGTGAGCATTGGCGCAAAAAGAAAGAACGCAATCCCTCTTTCTATGTAGAATTCGCAGATTTTTGAAAGAATTGAAAAAGGCGGGTTGTCCAGCACGACGCAGCCGTCCGGATAGTCAAAACGCTCATAGTCCCCACCCGGATAGAATGGCCTCACAATGCTTGCCGGATCTATCCCGTACTCGCCGCATGCCCAATCCCGGATTGCATCATAGACGAGCGGTGGCGTGTAGCAGTCGTCCGTTGTCTTTTTCGGTTTGAATTTCTCTGTAAATGCGTCGTACTCCGGGTTGTCATCAAATAGGCTTCCCTGTTCAAATTGCATGCTGTATCCCACCTTTGTTTTTTCTGCCCGTTCAAAGCGTGGCCGGAGCCTCCGGCCATGCGTTCAGCGTGCAGCGCTACTCTTTCATTTTTTCAAGTGCTTTCTCAGCCTCTTCGCGCGTGAGAAATATCCTTTTGCCCATCTCATAAAGGCACAGCAGAGTAAATTTGAACTCCGCAACGCCCATCCTGTACCGTCCATTCTCTTTCTGTACATATTGGATGCGGTACACCGTATCGCCTATCTTGCATGGAAGGACGAGAACGCGCCCCTCTCTATCCGCCTGCAGCAGCTCTAGCGCGCGTTCTCCCAATTGCTTTTCTTCTCTTACCATCACGTCACCTCCACGGCCTCGTCCATCCGCACATTGATCTTCTTCCCGCCGGACTCGATCACATATCCTCCGTGTCCGCCGTACCTTGCCTCGAATTTCAGCGCATCATACACCGCGCCCACCTTTGGCTGAAGCTTCTGGAATACCGGTATCCTTGTCATGATCCGGATGCGCGTCTGTGTCGGGAAATTTTTCTTTTCGAACGGAACGCCCTCGCGATCCTGCGCCACCTGTTTTGCCGCACACGTCTGACTGCAATAAAACTTTTTTGCATGATTCATCCTGTGCAGCTCGCGCTGGAATACCTTCCCGCAGTGTGCGCACTGCATCGTTATCATCGTCTGCATACTATCCGCTCCTCATTTTTTACCCGGGCGCGGCCTTTGCAGCTGCCGCGCCCGGAGCCTTAAGCCTGGTCTCCCTCCTGCGCACCTCATGGCACAGTGCGCAGGCATAAGTCCATCAAAAAATCAGTTCTCCCGGCTGTCTGCCGCCTCGATCTCCTTGCGCTCCTGCATAAACCCGTGCAGGAACAGCTCCAATAGATTTGCCGCGCCGTTTACCATCTTGGTAAGATCTTTTTTGCTGATCTGGAGTTTGCCGGTCGTTACGACCTGCAAGTCCGGCCTGCCGATGATCTGTACCGTCGGATTCGGCTCGATCGTCCGTTTTCCGTCCTCTTCGATCTTATAGAGGGGCGGTGTTGCCTGCTCCATCACGATTCTCGGTGGATACTCCGTTCCAACGAAATCCACATCCCAATGCTTGCCGTTGTACTCATTTACAAACGAATCCAGCTCTACGGCAAAATATTGCATGATTTCAGCCATCTGTTTGCTCCTTCCCGACGTGCTTTCTCCGCACGCCGTTTTCATCCTCCGTGAGCGGCAGTGCCTTTCTGCGTGCCCGCTCCTCCGGCTGCCATCCGCAGTGCGTACAGGCCTCGTCGCCCGCGTACTCCATCATGCAGCACCGCGCCGACTTCGGCAGCGTGCAGCGCTTTTCATCCTCTGTCATCCCTACACCTCCTGTATGTCGATCCCGTATTTGGATCGCATCATTTTTTTGTTGCGCAGGTACTCCTTGGTGCGCGTGGGCTTGGACTTTACATCCTCCACCACCAGCTTCCCGCCGAAGCGGTAAGAAAAGTCCGCCGTGTATCGGATCGCGCGGATGCGCTGTCCGTTCTCTGTGAGATAGCTCTCCTGCAGCGTAAACTGCGGCTGCAATCGCAGATCTGTAATGATCTCCGCGCGGAGCATCACCATCAGCTCGTCGTACCGCCGCGCCTCCTTCTGGCTGTCGAAGCGCACCGCGCCGCGCTCTGCCTTCTGGCTTCCGTATTTCGTTTTCCCTTGGCTCCCCTTCGCAAGGGGAGCTGGCGCCGCAGCGCCTGAGAGGTCGCGCGCCTGCTTCGCGTAAAGCTCCCGCATTCTCGGCGGCATGTCCGCCATCGACTCAAATCTCAGCCCGCTCATTGCTCTGCCTTTCTTGCTTCCATAGTCCACTCGCAGAAGCCGTAGGCAGTGGCGGCCATGGATATGTGTACGGCTTGCACTCCGGGATATCGATCCATTCCCATTGGTTGTCGCGGTAAATCAGAAATATTTCCGCCTCCGGCTGGACGGCATACACCGTGAACACGCCGCCCGATAAAAGCTCAACCTGAAACATCGTTTTCACCTCCATCCTTTCTCACGCCTCGGCTGCAAAAAGCGTCCGGCAGCGTCGCAGATAAGCCAATCAAATGATCTTTTAATCCGCTCGCGTTTTTCGCGCACATATCGCGGCCCAGTACAACGTAATGCTTGGCACAATCCCTGCACCGCACCACCTCCGCAACGTCGGCGGCGGGCTGGAGCAGCAGAAGCGTTTTTACCCGCGTAGGCGTCCAGTTCGGATTGTGAGCGTTGCTGGCTTCAAAATCTTTCAGCGCCGCCTCGCGGCTGATGTATTCGTCAGGCATGGTTGGCCCCCTTATCGCACGAGGAAAGCACGCTGTCGTCCAAAAACGCACGCGCCGTGTATTTCCCGCCGCATTCGCACGGCTCTTTTGTCCGGTAAACTGTCCAGTTCGGAGTCGATAGCTTTTCGTCCACCGGCGCGACCTTCCCACACCGCTCACAGACCGGCGTCATGTCCATCATATCCATCATGTTTTTACGTTTTGCCATTCTTCTTGTCCTCCCTTTCTTCCAGCGCCTTTTCGGCCTCCTCGCGGGTGAGAAATACGGTCTTGCCAAATCCGTTTAGCGCTACGCCATACTCTCACCCTCTGGCGCCTATTGGCTCAAGGCCAATAAAGCCGATTTCATTGCCCATACCAATCCGCTTGACCTCGCACTCGCTTATATGCTTATCCGTGTCCATCAAGGCGAACACCCGCTGGCCCACCTTGCACGGCAGCACCACCACGCGCCCGTCCTTGTCGGCCTCGGCAAACTCGCGGAGGCGGCTAGTCTCCACGCCCAGCGCCTGCGCTGCCAGATTTATCATCGTGTCCTCCGTAAATGGAGCCTTGATTTCCTCCGGCGTCAGCCCCGTGTCCTCGTAGGACGCGAGTCGCTCACACACCGCTGTTTCAAACGGGCAATCCTTGATTTTGCACCCTCTACCGTAGCACGGTTCTTTGAATCAGCGTGGATAATAGGCGTGTTTATACGATGATTTGTTCCATTCAGTCAGTCGTTCCATCACGATCCTCCATAGTTCTTGTGCTTACGCCCTCTGGAATAGCCGCGATAAGATGAATAAAACCCTTTTCCTTTCGCCCGATCTTCGGTTGCCCAGATATATACAGTCTTAAGCGGGTTGTAGTACGTCTTGCCCTCCAATTCTCGCTGCTTGATGCGATTCGTGTAAAATTCAACAGCATCGTAGCCGAACTTGTCACGCAGCATCTGTAAATTAAGCCCTCGCGGGATTTCAACGTATCTATCCAGCATCTTTTCGTTCAGCCTCCAATCATTTCCACGCCAAGTTTCTGAAATCGACGCACCCCATTTAGTCAGTCGTTCCATAACTCTTCCTCCACATACCGCCAGCTCTGCGGCGGGCGGGTGACCGGCTTGGGTTTTGCCTTGAGCGCTACCTCCACCTCATTTGGCACAGCGTAAAATTCCCGCAGTTCGCGCGGAGTATCGTAAATCTTGAGGTTGGAAATGTGCCATCCGTAGCCGACGCCGCCGTCCAGATATTTCTCCATCTCGTCTTTTGTCAGGCAGGCATCCGCAAGAAGCGTATCAAGTGGTGTGCAGTCCATGTTCCAATCGCAGATGCAATATTTCGGCGGTTCACAGTTTCCTCCTACTCTGACGATCCTTTCAAAAATGTCGTCGCATACAAACTCGCCGATGACGCCGCCCTGAACCGAACGGTAAATGTAGCACTTATACGGCGGGTTCATCTTCGGGCGCGTCTTGCGCACCTCGATCTTCTTCTGCCCGTTGATGATCTTCTCACACCACTCCGGGCGGATGCTGATTAAAACAGCTTTACTCATGCCTTGCCTCCTTCCTCCGGCGCCTCCGGCAGCGGCATCCAGTGGGTGATCAACTTCTGCGGTACGTCCCAGTTATCGCACGTCCATCCGTCGCTCGGGAAGTATCTAGCCATATCTACAATCAGGCCGCCCGCATCCCGAAAAGCAACGAGATACTTGTTGAGACGGTCTATTGGCAGTCTTTCCTCCACGCTGATCCACTGCGGCACCTTCTCCCGCATCGCAACGTTCTCGGCGGTCAGGCGCTCGATCAGACTGGCGGCCGCGTCGGCTAAATGCTCGACGCACTCCCTAGCGGTTTGTTCTAAGTCCATCGGTTCAGCTCCTCCATCAATGCCTTAAAAATCGGGTATGCCTGCTGCGGCACAACCGCATTTCCTAGGCATTTAAGTCTGTCCACCCTGGCGGGAATCCCATGAGCCACTCTACCCACGTCGGGTTCAGCTGCCCAGCAACGTCCTTCCGCAAACTCCTGTGATTTTCCCCACCGTGCGTCCCCTGCGCATCCGCTGCACATGGCGTCGTAAACAGCTTCATTGCCACTCTCTGCGTCAGATTGCATTTTCCCGGATCTTTCTGCCGGCTTGGCGGCACAGATTGCAGCGTGTCTTTGTATTCGTTCGCACGCGGCGTCGGCCACAGGCTCTTCCCCTCCTGTACAGCTACCCAGTCCCGCAGGTTGCACGGCTGCTTCCGTCCTGGGCGCGATACCGTCATTTCCTTCTTCAGCGCTTCCGGCGATTTCGGCGGAAGCGCATCCATCGTGTTCGGCGTCGGTCGCAACGAAAAACACTCTCGATCTCCTGTGCCAAGCTCCGACAGCCGCAGCCTCAAAATTAAACACGACGACGTGATAGCCAGCACGCTCCAGATCCTTGACCACCTGCCCGGCGGCAATCTTGATGATTCCAGGTACGTTCTCACCGACAACGCAACGCGGGCGCAGCTCGGTGATAACTCGGAGCATCTCCGGCCAGAGGTATCGATCATCCCCTTTGCCCTTCTGCTTTCCAGCCACGGAGAATGGCTGGCAGGGGAATCCCCCAGAGAGAACGTCAACTGTTCGCAGTCCTGTGCGCTCATAAAAACTCTCCTTTGTCAATGTCCGGACGTCGCGCCAGCGCGTCACGTCCGGCCAGTGCTTCTCCAGCACTTTCGTGGGGTAAGCGGCAAACTCGCATTGCCCGACGGTTGTAAAGCCTGCCCACTCGGCAGCTAGATCCAGCCCGCCGATCCCGGTAAACAGGCTCAGATGCGTCAGCATCGTGCCTCATCCCTCCCCGTCGTCAGCGCGAATGGTCTCCGTTGCCTCTTGCAAATATGGATTTTTCATGGTATACTCTCCTTGTACTTAACATGTTACGGGGAAGTGCAAGCTTCCCAGCTCCCGTCCGGTGGCATCCGGGCGGGCGTTTTTTATCCGATCAGGAACTCCGGCTTATAGTGGAGCTTCATCGCCTTGGCGTTCTGGTGGTACTCCGGCGCGCTCCATTTGTAGCCCCAGTATTTGGCCGCCGTAAAGATCGCGGCCAGCTCGTCTCCCGCGCGTACCGTAATGCTCTGATTGCGGTACGCTACGGCGTAATAATTTTTCCCTGTGTACCCGGCCTGCGCGATCACGCACGGCCTGCGCGGTGCCCGCTCTCCCGTGTAATCGGTGCTATTTTGCCGCATACAAATGCCCCTTCCTTACTTTCCTCCCGGCGTGCGCGATCTCCCGCTGCGCCACGAAATTCAGCTCCTGCGCGTGCTTCTCTGCGAGCTGCTTTTGATAGATGTGCTCCCGGATGGACTGATACAGCATCCACGAGCAGCACATCGCACTGCATCCCGGCGCACGTCCCGGGCAGTCTCTCCCGTATGGAGGCGGGACCGGCTTTGTTTTCGGTGCGTACCGCATCATTCGTCCTCTGCCTCCTCCCACAAATGCTGCATCCACGCCGCCAGCGTCAGCAGCCGCTTGCGCGTCTCCAGCACCAACTCGACGGTCTCACGATCGATATGCGGCTGACTGCTCAGTATCTCCGCGTCCTCCTGATCCTGTTCAGCGGCCCGCGTGGCCGCATCGATCAAATCAGCCATCTGCTCCGGCGTCATCTCCACCGTGATCTTTCCTTCATGCATCATTCGTGCCCTGTTCCGCTATCTTCATTGTCTCGCGGATCACACTCCCGCCATAGGCATCCTTTGTCAGCTCAAAGAATTCCTCGCGCGTCATAAATGCGCTCAGATCGATTCCGTGATCCTTCGCAAATGCCTTTCGCCCGGCCTCGCAGCTCCCAGTCAGCCGGTGATGCCAGTCGTACAGCGTCATTACCGGATACTCTGTATTCGGCTTGATCGCATCCAGAAATGCGGTGATCCGCTCCTCCTGCGGCATGTCCTCAAACGCCTTCTCGCGCGCAGCTTCCACGGCGGCACGGGCCGTTTCCCCATGCGCAAAGAATCCATCTACTTTTGCCACAAAGCACGGCGTTAATGTTAAGTCCTCTTGCAGGATGGTGCCCTTCGCAATGTTCCCGTGTACCGCCGTTATGATCGTCTGCACACCATCGATCATATGTACATTTTCTCCGTCGTACTTTTTAATGCCGTCGCCTGAGCCGTCGCCGTAGCCGGAGCCGTCGCCGTAGCCGGAGCCGTAGCCGGAGTCGGAGCCGTAGCCGTAGCCGTCGCCGGAGCCGTCGCCGGAGCCGTAGCCGGAGCCGTAGCCGTCGCCGTCGCCGTAGCCGTCGCCGTCGCCGGAGCCGGAGCCGGAGCCGTAGTCGGAGCCGGAGCCGTAGTCGGAGCCGTCGCCGTAGCCGGAGCCGTCGCCGTAGCCGGAGCCGTAGCCTGAGCGTGCGGCCAGAAACTCTTTGATTTTTATCGTTTCCATACTCTTACTCCATTGATGCTCCGCACCGCCTCGTCGGTGCAAGGTATGATCTCAATAATCCCGAGTACCGTCATTGCCGGTATCGTTACCGTAAACTTACAGTTTTCCGGTGCTTTCACCCCCTCCGTTGCGAGCTGGGACAAACTCGCCGCTCCATCCCAATACCACAGCCTTCGGCAATCAACCAGATCTGCCTCGGCACCTCTGCGCTCCGCGATCTTTGCGAAGAATACGCCCGCCCGATCGCACCGAATGATGTAATACTGCTCGCTTTTGTTTTCCATTATTGTTTCCTCCTTAAATTTCGTTTTCCGGCAGCTTCGCTCGAAGCTCCTTGTTTTCTTCCGCCAACTGCTCGATTTCGTGCGCTGCCAGAAGAGTAATCATTTTCAAACATTCTAAATTTTTCCGAAACTTGCACTTGATACAGTCATTTTCCGCGCAGCGCCTCAACATCTCCACGATCTCACAGCTCATACAGCGCACTCCCCAATGCAGCGCTGATCGCCGCCGCTCCGCCGAAGGCCAGCGCCGCACCGGCCAGCTCCAAGGCCAGCAGCACCAGCGCCATGCCGGACAAAAACGCCCCTGCCAGCCAGCAGACAGAGAGTGCCGTCCGGCGTACCCGTTCTCTCTTTTCCCGCAGGCCGTCTCTCTCGGCTCTGCGTGCTTCCCATTCGCGCTCCCGCGCTCTCTGGTGATTGGTTTCCGTGATAAACTCCACATCGCTCATGTGCTTTCCTCCCTCAGTATGGATAACAGATCGTCTCCCGCACCCTTTCAATCGGCACGGACAGCTTCCGCATCAGCGGCAGCACCTTGTCAAAGTACGCGGTCGGCTGCTCGAAAACGCGGTAGAGCGTCTTTTCGCTGCATCCTGCGTACCGGCTTGCTACCTCGATGGTGACGCCCTGCGCTGCCATTTCCCCCCGGATCATCGCCCGCAGGCGGTAATCCGTCGTCCGCTCGACTCGCATCTTCGGCATATTCTCACGCCTCCCTTAAAACTTCCTCTTCTCGAACGCGCGGTTTTTCAGGATATCAAGGATTTCCGACTGTGCATCCTCTCCCGCCGCGTGAAAGCTCTTCACCACGAAGGCGTCCACGCTGTTCATGCCCCACGCGACCACGCTGTTCTCCGGCGGCTCCGCATGCTCTGGCATCCCGATTTCATGCAAAATCTTGATGCAGAGTTCCGCATTGCCGCGCGCCTCTGCGTACTGCTGCGCGTCCTGCGCTCCGTCGTAGCCGGATAAAAGCACCCCAATCTCTTCCAGCAGCGCACGAAGCACCGCCCGTTTCAGTTCTTCCATGTCCTCACGCCTCCTTCCGTTCCGCCTGCATCAACTTTGCCGCCGTTGCCATACCCTGCATATATGTGATCATGACCTCGATCTGCTGCGGGTTCATGTGCTTCATCTCGTGCAGCACGCCGTCGATCTTCTTCTTCTGTTCCTCGGACATCTCTTCACCTTCTTCCAATCGACATTTCTTTTCTCGGTTACGTCCTATGTAACTTGGTTTCATGCTACCACATCTCAGATTCGTTGTCAAGCACTTTTGTGAATCCCAGTTTCATTATTTTCTTGACAATGCATTTTTTCTGTGGTAACTTAGTTTCAGAAAGGAGGTCGCACATGAATAGCATCAACCAGCGGATCGATTTTCTGATAAAGGAACTAGGTATTACAAAAACAAAATTTTCCGAAGCAATCCATGTTTCTTCTCAATTCGTCTCCGCTATTTGTTCTGGCTCAAAGGTGCCGAGCGACCGCACGATTGCAGACATCTGCCGCGAGTTCAACGTATCTCTTGCATGGCTGGAGACCGGAGAAGGGGAGATGTATGTCCAGCGCAGTGAGAACGAGCGCATGGCCCTGATGTTTGCCGACGTTCTGGCCGAGGCCGACGAATCCACCCGCAAGCGCTGCATCGCTGCGGCAATGGAAATGCCCCCTGAGTTCTGGGACAACATCTACGAGTACGCGAAAAAAATCACCGGAAGCGAATGACCGCTTCCGGTGATTTCTTATTGAAGGATCTTTTCTGCCAGCCGCAGCAGCAGCCAGACCTGCTCATCAGTCGCCCGCTCAAGGATGTTTTTCAGTCTTTCTCTTGCCTTTTCCATCATTTCCTCCCTTTCTCAACAAAAACGCCGTTCATTTTTCGTTCATATTTCCGGCTTGCACCATCCCTAAAATATGTCTATACTGTAAATATAAGCTTTCTTTGGAGTGATACCAATGCGATTTTGGGATTATCTCACAATACTTGGGGCGTGTTTTCTATTCTGGCTCTCGGCAATACTCATGCATAAGCTATATGTTTGGATCTCGCACAAGCAAGGCTTTCTTCATCTCCTGATGTGGCCCGTTGTCGTTGTCATGCTTTTACTTTTTGCCGCTGGGCTTCCTGTCACTGCGGTTATGGAGCTTTTCAGGTATACGGCATTCCAGAAAAATTCCAAAATTGTGGCAAGAGCCTGTACTATTGGCAGAGAGTATGAGGCATACCAACGGTTTGCTGAGGCAAATGATCTTAAATACAGTGATTTTTACTGTGAGGTTCAAAGCAAATACGATGCATTTCGATATCACTATTGTCTCGGCAATGATGGTGACGGTAAATATCGAAACGATTTCAAGAGCTATTCTGATTACAGAGGCCGTTCATGGGTAGAAATCGATATTATGCGTTCTCTCAACTTCGCGCTTGAGGAGTTTGAAAAAAACAAACCTGAATAATTTGCGTTCGCCTGTCGCCTCCGCCCCGTGACAGCGTGCCGTCGCTGCCTCGGGGCTTCGGTCTGCAAGCGATTGGGAGCCGCCTGTAGCTCAACCATACGCTTTCACCAATGGTTATGTCCAGCCCTTTCCATGGTTTTTCCCGCCCCAATCATGGTTTTTTGGAGTGATTTTCTTGGAAAAAATGTTGTGGCAGCTCTGCCGCGAAGCAAAGGAGGCTTCGCATCTCACAAACCAGGCCATTGCCGACCGCGCCGGTCTCGCCCTGAATACGGTTTCTCAGTACCTGCGCGGCGAGTCGAAAAGCGCCTCTGTCTATACCGTCGGCCCGATCTGCTATGCCCTCGGCATCGACATGAATGCGTACTTCGGCATCTCGCCGCCCGCTCCGGAATCCGTCTCCGAGCTGCTTCGCCTGGAAAACAAAAGCCTCCGCATCCAGCGCGATCAGCTTCGAAAATCCCTGAAAATGCACCGCATCACCACCCTTTTCCTGCTCAGCATCGTCGCGCTTTGCGCTTTTGCTCTGGTGGTGGATATCCTAAGCCCTACCCTCGGTTGGTTCCGTGCATAAAAAATAGCCGCCCCGGCGCACTGCCGGAGCGGTATTCTGTATCCCTTGGAGGTGTCCCCATGAAAGTCCCCGAGCCTCGCAAACTGAAATCCGGCACATGGTTTATCCAGCTCCGCCTTGGCGGCGAGAGCATCCCCGTCTCCGCTCTCACCCGCTCCGACTGCATCAAGCAGGCGCAGCTCATCAAGGCCCAGCACCGCGCCGACGCCCGCGAAGTCAAATATAAGACGGACAAGACCGTCCGCGACATTATACAGGATTATATTGACGCACTGCCCGCCGGTACGTCTCCATCGACAGTGCGAGGCTACTTAAGCGTTGCTTCGACGCGATTCGCATCGGTCATGGATAAGGCCCCGTCGAGCGTGCGCGACTGGCAGGCCGTGATCGATGCCGAAGCAAAGTCTGTCTCTCCGAAAACCGTAAAAAATGCGTGGGGCCTGCTTTCGTCTGCCCTGCGCAGCGCAGAGATCCCCGTCCCACGCATCCGCCTGCCGCAGCCTCACAAGGCGGAGAAGCTTTGGCTTGAGCCGGAGCAGCTTCCGGAATTCGTCCGTCTCATTCACGGCGACCGTTTTGAAATTCCTATGCTTTTGGCTCTGCACGGCCTCCGGCGCTCCGAGATCCTCGCCATGACCTACGACAAGATCGACCTTAAACGCGGCACCATCACCGTCCACGGTGCCGCAGTCCTCGACCGTGACGGCGCAATGGTGCAAAAGGCCGAAAATAAGAATGCCAGCTCCCGCCGCGTTATCCCGATCATGATTCCAGCCCTTGCGGCAGCCATCGAAGCCGTGCCTCCTGAACGGCGCACCGGCTTGATCTACGACGCAAATCCAACAACGTTGTATTGGCGCATCAATACCATCTGCAAAAACAACGGTCTCCCGGCGGTCGGCGTCCACGGCCTGCGCCACAGCTTCGCGTCGCTGGCATATCATCTTGGCTTGTCTGCGCAGGAAACAATGGAGCTTGGCGGCTGGGCCGACAGCGATACCATGCTCAAGATTTATACGCACCTCGCGCAGGCCGACCGACTCAAGAGTCAGAATAAAATCGCCGCCTTTTTCGCAGAAAATGCTAACCAAAATGCTTAATTTTCAAAAAGTAATTGTACCCCAACGCTTTTTTGCTTCATTTCTTGGGTTCGATTCCCGTACGGGTCACCAAAAAGAGAAATCCCGCAATCCATTGAGATTGCGGGTTTTTCTTTACATACCAACGCTTTCCGGGTTTTTGCGCGTTGTAATATCTGACGCATTCTCGCATTTTCTGACGCATTCAGGGTGCAATTTTCAACACAAAATGCTAATGAAAAATGCTAACGGTTTTGTTTCACAATGCACCTGTAATACGCGCAAAGCTTTTCCTTCGGACCGGGGCCGTCCTTATCTATCAAGAACGCCCGCGCCAGCTCCGCGTAGAACTCCGGCACGTTGACTCCGAACTTCCGCGCCACATCGTAGTAGTCCGAGTACATCATGTTCATGGTCACACCCCACGCCCAGCGGGGGATGTCGTGCGGGATGCCGCTCGCATCCGCGACGGCGGAAGTCTGATCCATCGTCCAGTGCGGCCCGACCGTGCCGTCGGCATTCTGCATGCGCTCGGCCCACTGCATGGCCGTCTCTCGGTCAAACTCTGCCGCTTCCGGCTGGTCTTCGCGGCAGTCCAGCTTTTCCAGCCTGCGGATCGTCTTTGCGTACAGGCCGACTTCCTCCGCGCTGCCCAGCGTCACAGGTTTCTCCATGGCCTCGTGCAGCTTTGTGTAAAGCTTTTCGATATATTCTTTCATCTCGTCACGCCTCCTGCATGTATCGGTAGAGTTTGTCCACGTCGTTCTGATCGAAGCGCAGATCGCCCAGCAGCGGCACCGATACGGTCAGCTTGTTTTCAAATCTCGGACGCGCCGCGTTGTAGAGCTTGTCGAGGTCGATGTTTCCGGCGCCGTCGAAGATCTGCATCATCTTTACCGCCGGATTCTCGCGCAGCGCAAGGATCTTCTCGCGGCTGCCCTCCATGATGAGTGCCAGCATGATCCCGGCCCCGATGCCCTTGCCGCCCGGCAGGTGTGGCATGACCTCATTGTCTGCGTAGCGCATCGCGCCGCGCATGGCCTGATCTATCGTCACCATAAAGTTTTACCTCCTTTAAGGATGGGGCGGCTATTGCCGCCCCTTTGGTTTACTTGTTGCAGCAGCGCTGGATCGGGTTATAGAGCGTCTGCGCCGTAGTCGCGGTGCCCGTGGTGACGTCGGCGACCTGCTTGGGATAAAAGGTCGCGTTGACGTAGGTGACGATGGAGTTGTCACCGCAGCAGCGGCGCTCGGCCTCCATCTTGATCGCATCAAGCGCTTCCTTGCGGACGGACTCGACGTCCTGCTTTACCAGCGTGAAACTGTCCTCGGTGCGCTGGTTGTGGACGGCCTGCTTGCACAGCGCCTCACGGACGTCCTTGAGCTGCCTATCGATATAACCGTACACCTCCAGCATCTTGCCGTCGTTGTACGTGTTGGCCTTGAGCAGCGCGATCTCGCTGTCCTTCGCGGCCAGCTTCTGCTCCCGGTCGAGATCGTAGCGCGTGACCGGCATGTTCTCGCTGCACGTCGGCTCCTGCTGGCGCGAAGCCAGCGCAGCGGCCAGCGCTGCCATGGCGGGCGTTGCCGCAGCCGCCGTCACTTCTGCGGCAGCCGCCCGGTTGTTCTGTCCGAGGCCGCCCAGCAGATTGCCGAGCCCGCCGTTTGCCAGACTCATCGCGGCGCCGCCGATGCCAAAGCCCAGCGCAGTCCCCGCGAGTCCCTTGCTTGCGTATTCCATAGTAGTACCTCCGATAAAATAGTAAGCTGGCCAGCTCCTATGCTCATTATGAGGCATCCACGAAGAACAAAAAACCAACTCTTCGGCCACTTTTCGGGCACAAAATGTATAAAAAAACAGCCACTCCATACGGAGTGGCTGCCTTGTATATAGAAAAACGGGGCCGGTGCAGGCACCAGCCCTTGGAAAGAATACCGAATATCCTTTTGTGCTACACACATATTATATACGCTCAGTAGTCAACTGTCAATTACTGCATAACTACCTTCTCAGCTTCACTCAGCACCTTTCGGATGCTCTTTGAGAATACAGGGAGCCTGTTTTCGATATACTTTTTCTTGAAATTCATGATCGTTATTCCGGTCAATTCATCTGTGTCAATGTCTTTCAGATAGATTACATTCCCGTCAGAATCATCACCGTAAGAATTACTGCGGTCACCGAGTGCAATGTACAGGACGTCGAATTTCTTGTCGTAGTCGAATCCGATGTTATTCTTCTGCAACATATATCGCCTCACCTTCTCCGCAGCCGCTTTTCTTGTTGTTATTAGGATATGCGGTTACGACCTCGCCCGATCCGCCGCAGACAGACACAACGACGTGCGTATATTTGAGCTTCGGGTAGTATGTAGCACTTTTTGATTCTTTTGTGTATATCCTTCGTTCATCCAGTGGCGGGTTCGTGTCGTGACTCGGTAAAACCAGTTCCGGTTCCCTGATTGTCTCCACAATCGCGTCGACGTTTGAAACCATAATGCTGTGGTTAAGAGCTACATGAGAATCCCACTGCTCTTTTGTACAGTAAACTTTTATTCCGTTTCTATCTACAACTTCGAAAAAGTTAGGCATCAATCCACCTGCTCACTCAGGATTTTAGACATCATCTCCGGAAGAGCCTCAGCCAACTGCTCGTTTACAATTACTGCGGCAACCGTTTCTTCCTGATCGCTGTCTACAACACCATTTGCTCCAACTACCGGATATTTATGCTTAAAGGTAAAAACAAATTCGTTCTTCGCCTCGTTCGCAGTAACAGTCAGCGAATTTGCGTAAATAGGCTTGCACATTGTAGTATAATCTCCTTCTCTGTTTTTTATTTGATTATAGAACAAATTAAGCTCATTGTAAATGCAACAGAATATTAAATTTACAATTTTGCCACAAGAGCCGCCCTATCCGGGCGGCTCTGTTGCATGTTCCCGCAGTACATTCACGCACCGCGCTATGATCTTCTTGACGCCGTTTACGCTCAGGCCCTCGCGCTCGGCAATGCGCTCATGGCTCCAATCGTCAAGAATCTTCCGTTTCAGGATTCCCCGGTATCGCTCCGAAAGAATCCATTCGTCGATCAAATGCTCCCAATCGCTGCGGCTCAGACTCGGCAGCCCCCGCAGCATATGCCCTCCTTACTTCGTGTCCAGCACGGCGATATTGCCCTTATTGGATACCCTCAGACCCAGCGCGGCGGCGATATCGCGCACCTTGACATAGTTCGTGCCGTTTTTCAGGATGCGTTCGACGGCGATCTCCTTGCCGTCCACGATCATTTTGCTTTTCTCTACCACTTCGTCCTCAAACCTTTCCAAGAATTTTTTCCACTGCTCGTTGCCAGTGGTGTGATAGTAGGTGTTCATGTCCGTGCCGACGAACGGGCGCGGGCAGTACTTCCCGGACACATCGTAGTGCCGGATGATGTGATCCGCCGGAATGTTGTGCTCCTCCATGAGCTTGCGGATGAGCCACTCGGCATTGTCCAGCACCCTTTTCTCGAAGAACCAGTCCGTATCATACGCCCCGACGCGCTTCCGGTTGACCTTCTTCGGTCTCAGCTCCACGCCGATAGAGTTCCAGTTCCGGCACTCCGGATGCAGCGTACCGTCTCCGCAGTGCCACGCAACATCAGATTCCCGCACGCACCGGTAAATGATATCGCCCTCGTCCACGGCGTAGTGTGCGCTGGCTCTGGCCTGCGGATTTTTGAACCACTCGGCCACGCTGGCCGCAGAGCCGAGCGCACCGAAGTAGTGGACGACGATCCATTTCGGCGTGCAGCCGCCCGCTCGATGGTTGATCGGCGTGAGCGCGTCCTTAATTACCGGCATTGTTTGCGCCTCCATCCACTGCGTCCTGCACCTTCTGGCTCTGCGTTCCGAAGTAGAATGCGATCACGACGGCATACACCGTCATAAAGTCCTGGCTGATCTTGCCCACCACGGCCATGTACGCAAATACCGCCGTCAGCGTCAGCGTCACAAGGCTCTTCACGCTCAGGAGATTCCCGAGACGCTTGATGATCTTATCCATCGTATGTACCTCCATCGTCTTTATCATTTGGTTTTGCAAATACTCTCTTGAGCAGGAGCAAAAGCAGCTCCCCGCCGAAGGCCGCGCCCGCGAACACCAGCACATCCGAAAGGTCGCACGTCCTATCCAGCAGGACGGCGGCGGTTTTCAGGATCATTGCCCATGTGGCCACTGCCGTGAGCATCCACAGACAGTAGTACACAAGCTCGCGGGCCATACGGCCCTTTGTCCACCGTTTCTTGTCTCTGCGCATCAGCCCAGCCCCAGCTTCGCCAGCGCAAATCCGATCAGTCCTGCAAGAATTGCCGTGATAACTCCCTTCACGGCCGCCTCCCAGCGGCTTCCCGGCAGCGCCTTGATGCTTTTCACATCGGCCTTGATCTCATTCACGTTTTCCTCGATCGCCTCCTGCTTGGTCGCCAGCACCTCCACCGAGGTCGCCAGCTGATGCAACGCCCTGTTGTCTGCCTCCAGCTCGTCGATCCTGTGCGAGTTGCTCTTGCATCGCGCCTCCACGGAGGCGATCTGCGCCTGAATTCCATCATCCATCTTGATACTCCTTTCAAAGCTTTCTATTTCGCACTCCGGGCAAACCATCCGTCCCTCCGGCACGGCCCGTCCGCAGCATACGCATGTATCCATCAGTTGATCTCCTGATCCAGCGTGATAATGAGATTCGCGCCGGAACCCTTTGCGCTCACGCGGAAGAACGCTGCTCCATTTGGCGGAGCCACATTTTTGTCCGTGCTGAATGCCGCAGCCGCATTTGCATCCTCCACTTTTGAGGGATAATAGATGCTACTGTCGATCTTTTCGTAGCTGACCGGCGATCCTTTGAGCGAATAATTAGCCTGATACCACGCGATGCGGCATCCGTAGGTATTCCACGCGATTCCGTCTCCGCCGATGCGGTAGACGTGTTCGGCGCCACCATCGAACGGGATAAATCCCGTTGTCACAAAGCCGCTCATATCGCTGGGAGCACCGTTGGAGCCTAGATATTTGCCATCCGTGTACGGAGCCGATGCACCGGAGCTATCCACCGCTGTCGGCACCAGATTTGTGTACGTTACGATCTTCGTAGCCACCGCCGTGATCGTCACATCGCCCGTGACGCTGGCAATACTGATCGCTCCGGTGCTGGCCGTGTAGGCCGTGGATGTGATATCCGTTCCGCCCATATGGATCGCAACGTTGCCCATCGTGTAGCCACTGTCCGCCGTCAGCGTTGCGGTATAAGCCGCGCCATCTTCAACGGATACCGCCGCATTGCTATTCGAAACATGCGAAAGTGAATTCGTGATATTTCGATACACCATTGCTGCATAACCGATGGTCCGGTCGCGCCCGGCACCATAACAGAAAGAATGAATCACTTGCTCCGAAGGAGTCAGCACATTGACCGTGAAGGCCGTGTCCTTTGCTGTTCCAGCTGTCTTGTCGTAGGCCGTCGGATCGCCGAACGAAATCCCGTATATAGTGGTGACGCCAGAATTATTGCGGTAAAAGCAGGCATTCGGCGTGCACATCCGCCATGCATCAAACTGTGTGCCTTTTCCGTTTGCCACACTGTGGAGCTTGCCAAACTGGAAGCAGTGATTGTGTCCGTGGACATTCGCCACAAATTTCGCGGCATTGTGGCCGTTGAAATTTACCACCGTTCCGTTTTCTGTCGTACTCCCGCCCTCAACATAGGCTTTCACGATGTTGCTCATTGGATATGTGCCGCCATAATCCAGCGGATAGTGTGCCAGCACCAGTACACTCCAGCTTGCCGCATCGGATTTGCTGCCAACGTCATGGAGCGTCTGCGCAAACCATAGCCTTTGTGCGGGTGAGCAGACGTAGCTTGCCGATTCGCCGCCGGTCGTCTCGCCCTCGCCGGTATTGAGGCAGATCACACGGAGCTTCTTATCGGCAAAATCCCGGTAGCAGTAGCCGTATTCTGTGCTGCCATAAGTTGCACCCTCACAGTATTTACCGATGGCCGAGAAGAGATATTCTGCGCCGACCAGCGTACTGTATTCTCCGGTGTCATGATTTCCTACCGTGCGGAACTGCGGAATGCCCTTGTACGCCTCATCGAGCCAGCTGTTGATCTCTGCGATCTGAGATTTCAAGAGCGCTTCCGTTGTATTTTTGCTGCCAAAAGTGATATCGCCCAGCATACAGGCAAAATCAATCTCAGGCAGTACATATGCCAGTGCCTTGAGTGCCATGCAGGCGTGCAGATTTCCGGCATTGATGTTCGTCTGCCAGTTGTCGGTCTGCTCACCGGCGTGGTGGAAGTCCGATACCGCCAGAAAAACAATGCTGTCCGACTTTAACACAGCCTTGACTTTCTCCGCCACGGCCAATGCCTCGGCCTTGACGTAATCCGGAATATCTGCGTGCTGAATCTTTTCGCTTCCGGATATCGCATCCACTGCGTCTCCGAAGCCCTTTGCATCGTCCCAAGTGAGCTTTGCCGCCGAGCCAGTTTTTGCGCGAATCCGGTCTGCCGTGTGGGTCAGCGCCGCACCGTTTGTCAAATATTCACTCAAAACGACGCACCTCCCGCGCTGAGAAGTTCTGCAGCCGCCCATGCCCCATTTACGACGCGAAGTATTTTCCCGTTATCATCGTCTGTAACAGCCGGAATCGTGGGGATATCATCCTTGGATGCAACTTTGTCCGTTGTCACCTCCAGAGTTCCAGCGGCGTTGATCATAACAGAGATGTAAGAAGGAATGCCGTTAATTGCCCCGATCCCGCCGAACACACACATCATGCTAGAAACCAGGAGTGCCGGAAGCGTCGCCGGAAGTTCGTTAAACTCCGAGAGTACCGCCTTGCAGATAGGCGCAAATCCCGCCGCCTGCGCAGCCACGATCTGTGCGACCGTCTGCGTCGTCGTCGGACTTAGCACACTTCCCGTTACGTTAAAATACCAGCTTGTTTTCGCTTCGCCCGTCTGCCCATTCACGCTTTTGACGGGCACATCATTCGCGCTGATGGGCGCAAACCCGAGCGCGGCGACAACCGCATCCTTCGTGACATTCGCATTGGCCCCGTCTGCGCCCTTCGGAATTCCAAGGTTGAGCGTTGGATTCGCGGCAGTTCCGCCCATGCTGGCCGTCGCTTCGCTTCCTGCGGGCAGCGTCGTCACCGTCCCGATCTTGATATCCGGCGTCACGCCATCCTTGCCGGGTGCTCCATCCTTGCCGGGAGCGCCATCTGCACCATCCTTGCCCGGAGCACCATCCGTTCCGTTTGTTCCGTCAGCCCCGTCGTTGACCGTAGCGACAGCTTCTCCGTCTACCTTGATCGTTGTAACCTTTCCGGACTTGGACGCCGTGATAACGGGCGTGTGCCCGTCTGTGCCATCTGTACCGTTTGTGCCGTCTTTACCGTCTGCGCCCTGCGGGCCGGTCGCACCCCTCGACGGCTTCCCGGTATCCTCGTCGCCGAGATACCAGTTCCCGTTTGCTCCGATCGTCGGCGTAATGCCATCCTTGCCGTCCTGCCCGGTACCGCCGCCTCCGCCCGCCGGAATCTTGTATACGTCCTCCAGCCCCGGAAATTTGATGCTTCTCAGGTCTTTCACCAACTGCCACCTCCCAAAATCAGAATCTCATACGGCACACTTGCGAACGTCGCTGTGATCGTATTGGGCAGCGCAAACACTGCGCGTCCGCTGCTGTTGTATGCCACACCGCCGTATGCGTACTTCTCCGCCTTTGCGCCGTTCGCTGTCATGGACATATACGCACTGAAATCTTCGCTGCAGAATGAACACACGACATTGTTTCCCGTGATCGTGCTTTTCGTGTAGACCAGTGCAAAGGACGGGGGACTTGCTTGGACCAGCTGCGTCTCCGCCTCGCTCAGCACCAGTGTTTTCTTGTCGCTGGATACCTCTGCCGCCGTCATGGTCCTTTTGACGAGCACTGGGTACTGGACGCCCTTCACAAGCACCGACCCCAGCGCGTCATACGCCGCATCCTTCGTCACGGAGATATCCGAAGCGCCCGGCGTGACCGTCTTGTTCTGCAATTTCATTGCCTGAATGGTCTGTGCGCCCGCGAGATACTTCCCGGCGGGGATGGTCTGCGGCCGTGTGGACGGCGCATAGGCCGTTGCCGCGAGGCTTTCGACCTCACCCGTGACCTTTCCGCCGTTGACATACGCCGTGTACGGTTTGAGGATCTGCGCGGCGGTCGCCGTCGCATCGGAAATGTCCGGCCGCGGATCATAATGCCCGGCCTCCTCGGTCAGCTGCTCGATGGTTTTCTTTCCGGTAAACCCGAAGATCGTCCGCAGCGCCGACGCCAGCGCGTCGAGTTTGCTCTTTGTGACTACTACCTTATCGTTCTCAGCCATATGTCGCCCCGTCTCCGTCCGGCAGCGCGGTCAATACCGCCTGCACAAGCTCCGCCTTGTCGGCGGCCGTGAAATAATCCGTCCCCTTGACGGGCGTCTTGCCGTCCGCACCCTTCGCACCCGGGGCCCCTGTCTCGCCCGTAGCGCCCGCAGGCCCTTTGATGTTGACCGGCGTCGGATTCTCCAAGCCTCCGTCGTTCGTCCAGCTGATAACGCCCTCCGCGCTGACGGACGGCGTGAACGTGTATCCGTTCTGCCCGCTCGTTCCGTCTCCTTCGGTCGTCAGCGCCCGGATGATGATGTTCCCGTTGCCGTCGTCCTCGACCACGGTCTGGAAGCTGTCTCCCTTCGGACCCGGACGGCCCTGCGGGCCGGTCGCGCCGTCCTTGCCGTCTGCGCCTGCGGGGCCTGGCGGCCCCTGCTTGCCCGTTGGGCCTGCCGGTCCCCGGATGTCTCCGAGATCAGCGGTGCTTCCGTCCGTCAGCGTAAAGATCAGATGCCCTTCGTCCGACACCGCCACAGCCTGGATGCCTCTGGAAATGAGGCCGTGGATCGTCACCATCACGCTTTCCGGAATTTCGATTTTCATACCCTCGCCTCCTTATTCCACACGCGCAATGTTCCCGCTCGCAAGCGTGGTACGGTTGCCGTGCGTGTATAAAATGTCGTACCGGTAGATGCCGCGCGGGAACTTGGCCGTCACCTCGTCCGTGAACGCCAGCGTTACCGTGTTTTCGTCCGCTCCGGTGAAGGAGAATTCCTGCACGGCCTTCTTTGTCCAGTCGTAGAACGTTACCTTGATCGTGTCCGTCTGCCCGACGGTCACGTCCGCGCCGTCCTGGTCCTCCAGCTCCAGCCGGAGCCGGAGGGAGAACGTGTCTCCCTCATACCAGCAAATGCACCCGTTCGCAATGCGCGGGCTGACCCGCGCGCCGGGGATCGTGTTTGCCGCGCTCATTTCTGCGCCTCCTCCCATTTCTTGATCTTGTTTTCCGCTTCCTTCTGCGAAAGTCCGCTCACCATGAATGCGTTCCGCAGGTATCCCTTGAGCCTTGCTTTCCCGGCCTTGTCCGCAGCCAGATACTCGTCGCGGAACATGTCCGTGATGGCCGCGCGGATCTCCTTCGGCTCGTATCCGTCCTTTTCAAGACCCTTGAGCGTGCTCCGCAGATCCTTCCCGGTCGATACGGCCTTGTACAGCTTGTCGTGGTTTTCCGTCCAAGGCTCAAAGCCCGTTGGCGTGTAGTCCTCCTTCGCCAGCTCCGTTTTCTGTTCCGGCGTCAGATTGAGCCCATCGATGAGCGCGAAGGTCTCTTCTTTCACGCTTCCTGAAATCGTCTTTCCGTCCGCGTCCTTCTCGCCGGTCACGCCGGACTTTTCTTGCAGATACCGGAGGTATTCTCCCATGTCCGCGCCCTCTTCCAGCAGCTTGTCGATCTGTGCCCGCTCCTTGTCGCTCGCCATCATGTTGTAGTAGTACAGCACCTTCCCGCTGTCCTCAATGTCGAACGCATTGAGGAGCTGCATTTGCAGCTGCTCCTTGGTCTGCGTGTCGGTCTTTTTGACCTTGGACATGGCCTTGATGAGCTCATAGCTGTCTCTCTGGTCAACGCCTCCTGCGCGCATCGCCTCATACGTCTGCGTCGCCTTCTCGCTCAGCGCGCCGAAGCCCGCCTCGACCCACGCCTGCGCCTCCGGCGTCGCGCTCTTGCCGAACAGCAGCGTCCGCCATGCGGCGTTTGCCTTGTCTCCCTTCCGGTCGGTGTAGATCGGATACTGGAGCCGCCCGTCCGCCGTATAGCTGCCCTGCCGCTTCAGAGCGCTGATGCCCTGCCAGACCTTCTTGATCTGCCCGCCGCCGAACGGCAGCAGCCAGTAGGCCGCCGGGTTGACCATTTCCTTCCCGATTTTCGCCAGCTTTTCCTCGTCCGTCGCGGTCTCCGAGTCCAGCGCAGTCAGGATGTTCTTTACATTCGGCATGGAGCTGGAGAAGGGGAGCTTGCCGCCGCCCATCAGGTTCCCGATAAACGGTGCTTCCTGCCCGACGTTCTCCGCCAGATTCCGAATCGTTCCGGCCGCGCTCTCCGGCTCCGACTCCTTGATGAGTCCGCCGCCGGTCGTGGCGTCCACCAGATTATTCAGCTCATACCCCGTCAGATCGCCCACCGTGTCGTTGACGATCCCCAGCGGATCGAGCATCGGGCGTCTTCCAATGAGATATTCATATAGCTCGTTGTAAAGGAATCCGCCGATCAGGAACTTGAACAGCGCCAGTGCCAGATATCGGATGCCCTTCTTCCGCTGCTCGCGCGGGAGATCCTTGAAGAGATACGAATATGTGTTGTTGACCTCCAGCTGAAACTGCGTGAACATTTTCATAAGCGGGTTTCGCGCCTCAAAGATCGTCGGCATCGCGCCCTTCGAGCGGTCTGCCATCACGTTTGCCGCGAAATCGTCCGCCTCGCGCATCGCCGTCTCCTCGCTCATGCCGCGTTCGATGTTCTCCATATACCGTGCCCGGACAATAGTTCCCGCAGAAAACTGGTCGATCCACTCCCTGTCTCTTATACACATCTCCGAGCCCACGAGACCCTAAGACATCTCGTAT